AATTTAACATTTGTAGAACTAGAAGCATGTGCTATAATTAAACTTCTTACTTTATTAACATACTCTTGTAAACCTTTAACTAATCTAACATCACTCTGAGGAAAAGGGTTTCTATCATGATGATTCATTAAAGTAACTATTGGGTAATTTTCAATAGGTTTTATATAATCAACAATTAATTTATCACCAACTGTTATTATACATCTAATTCTATCACATTTAATCTCAGTAACCTGTATCATTTTATCTTGAACTAAATCAAGAATAGATATAGGAATAATTTCTGTAGTAGAATTAGGTATAGAACCCTCTTGTTCTTCACCTTTTAATTGTATTACTTCTCCAGTATTTGGATCCATGTATTCATGGAACTTACCATCAAATGTTTCATATAATTCGTTAGTTTTTTCTACATCTAATTTAGAAGTTAAATAAATAGGATCTTTAATATCCCTTCTTTTCATAATAAAAGCAGGACGTTTTAAATACTGCTCATATTCTTCCCTACTAAATATATACTCTCTAGGTTCATATGGATCATAAACACGAACCATTGGAGTTTTAACTTTAGTATATCTTTCAGCAACTTCTAATTCCCTGTCTTCATCAAGAGCATTTCTAGTAGTTCCACGATTATATGGACCAATCTGTTGATTATTCTCTCTATTATCTCTACTAGTATCGTAATTACTTAATATACTAGTTTGTTTTGCTTCAGCAATAATATCTTTATAATCAGGATATTGAAGTAATAATTGAGATTGCATAATCTTTTTAGCAATAATAATATGATTTGCATCTCGGCAATAAGTATCTCTAGAACTTGGATCTACATATAAATCCATTGGATCTACAGATTTTAATATAACTTCACCTTTTCCAAAATCAGCATTCATATCAGGATAAGCCATAATACAACCCATTCCTTTTACATAGTAATCATCAATAGCTTGTTTTAAAACAGCATTACCATTTGAGTTGTCCCATATCCAGGACATAACATCAGAAACTACTCTAGCTGTTTTTACATCACTATCTTCTCTACCTGTTGCTTGAAATCTAGGTTTGTTTGTTGTAAGAAGAGCTTTTGCTTGCTCAACTGCACTGTGAATACAATTAACTACTACGGGAGCTTGATTTCTGGCTTTAAGTGTATCGACTTGAGTTTTAGTCCATTGAACACCTGATCTAAACTCACTATCTTCTACTGCTTGTTTTGCCCACTCAGATCTAGCTCCAGAATATTCACGCAAAAGTTCCTCAGTCAGTTTGACTTCTTGGTTTTTTTCTGGCATATTCTACTTTAATTAGTTAACTAAAATTGTTAGTAATATAAATAGGTGTTACACTGTCATCCAAGAATCATTTGAAAATTTGTTTATAAATTGAGGATTTCTTTGATTATCTCTATCGGAATCCTTATGAAAAGGACTATAGATACCTTTATTTGCATAAAACATACCATCCAGCAAATCGTCATGTTTACCCCTGGGATACAGGAGAAGCTCATCTCTCAGTTCTATCATATCTTTCCTAATATAGAACTTTCCTTGTGCAAAGTAAGGTTGTAGTGTTTCTAATCTAGATGATTTAGAATTACGAGGTCTTTCTTTTATTTCCAATCCAGATATGAATATATTTTCTTCTTCACATCTTTTCTTAACATACTCTCTAAGCATTTCCTGATAACCAACAGACTCTATTCTAGTCTTATTTGGCTTATATATTTTAAATTGATTTAATATAGCTTCAGCTAAATTCATAGGTGTAGCTCTTTGTCTGTAATATGGAAGAACAAAACGATTACCATCTTTATCAATAGCAATAGTTACGATAGTACTATAATCCGCTGTTTGTGCAGTTGATGACGCTGGATCTACTCCCATAAATACATTAACTGCTCTTATATCTTCATTCTTTTCACCTTCTAATGTTTCCATTTGCAAATAAGCTTTACCATCTTCATGTACAAGTTTACCTGAATAATTCCTAATATATTCTTCTTTAAATAATTGATCTTCATCTCCAACGATTTCACACAGGTATTCCCTGTAAAATACACTTACTCTTCCAATAGACTCTAATTCTTTCTTCTTTTGCTGCAATTTCTTTATTGGTTGCCAATCTTCCCATAATGCTATATCATTATCAAGGTCTGGTTTAAATAGAAAATTCTTCCATCCATCCATTTCTTTTAATGTTTCTACCATGCATCTTTGATGAATCGGAGTACCAATAATAGCTATTCTACCTTTCTGTGGATCTAATGATGGTATAGCTGATTGTAATAACCATCTTAGATTACCCTCCATAGCCTCAGATGTTTTAGTATTATTCTCATCCTCTGGATCATCTACCACTATAAGCGTAGGTCTTTGATTACCATGCTTGATACCACGTAACTGCTGGCCAGTACCTTTGCATATAATCATACTACCATCTTTAAGCTGTACTTCAGTCTTAGCCCAGGATTTAGCTGAATTCATACCCCAATACCCGAATAACTGCCTGAATTGTGGAGAAAAGTCTAACACATCTTTTATAGTACCAAGTAGCTTAACAGCGTGATCTTGGGTACGAGATACTAATACTATAAGCTTTGGACCTTTATCAAACATAATATGATATAATGGATATACACCACCTACAATAGATGACTTAGCATGTCCCCTGGGTGCTATAATATTTATCTGCTTATGACTTCTATTCATTAAAGTCTTAGCTATATCATAGTGAAAGTCTGGTGATTCCACAGAAAACATATTCGGCATAACTACTTTACCAAATAATATCATATTCTTCTGTAAACTATTCAGTATCTTCTGGTTCTTCAATCTTTCTTTCCAATTTTAATTTCTTATCTTCTTTTTCTATCTGCTCAGTTATCTTACTACTAAAGTCAAGTTCTACAGTATCAGTAGTAACTACTTTACCTGGCTTCATTTGCAATAGATCCATAAAACTATCAGTTACTTTTAGGAAGTTAGATATATCACCTTTAGCCCTAGCAATATCTAAAGCTTCTAATTGCAAATCTACTACTTGTTCCTGCGTAATACCTTTATCAATAAGTATTTCTTTAAGTTTCTTTTCAACCATGTCTACGATCCTTTGTTTTTTAAATAATCTTCTAGCTGTTGCAGCAGGAATCTTTTGATCTGGACGATATATCTTACCTATCATGTCCCAATCAGGCTTATTACCCTGAATTATATCAGCTACATATGCATTTACCGCATTATTAGCTCTAGTAGTCCTTGCTTCCTTATCTTCCCACCTTGTGGGCTTAACATGTGAATAAGTACCAGCTTCTTTATTAGGCTCATACATAAACTTACCATTATTAGTTACCCATTGTACACCATGAGCACACTTAATAAAGGTCTTAGTCCTACCTTTCTTATCAGTATACACCTTTCTGGATAAACATTCACCAACATATCCATCATCTGATAAAGCATAATCCCCTTCATTCGCATGTTTCCATTCGATATATAAATAACCCTTCTTATCTGCCTCATCTTGAGTATATATATCAAATGTTCTCATCTTTCCACCTATTCTTCTTTTAATTGTATCCATATACCCCCTTAATTAAAACATAAAAACATAATTAATAAAATTATCTTATCAATAATCCATAATGCAATTAATAATGTCACCTTCTTCTCTAACATACACTACTCCTACCCCCTATACAAACGTAATGTACTAAAACATTACGTTTGTAGTATGTATAGTGTACTCTACTTTCCACGAATACTCCTATATACGTCTACTCTAACTTTAATCCGTACTCTCCTTGTAATCATCTGGGTTAATTTTATCTAGTCTGGCTTTAATCATCCTACTTGCTATCTTTCTTTCTGCATCTAATAGATCTATATACTCAGAATAGTCTAAATTATCTATTTCTTCATTGGTAAATCTTCCAGAGATTAAACTAAATACTTCATATTTGTCTTTCTTTCCCATAAAATAATATACAAAAGGAGAGTGCTACTTTCAAAATTATATTTAGAGTGGGTGTGGTAGAGAATGAGTTAAGGTACCCCCCTACGTTCCAAGGGTGGCATAGGTCGAACAGGTTGAGTTGAGTTGGTTACGTTGGTTCAATTCAACCTGCTCTTACCTACGCCATCAGGTACCCCACCCTCTGTCCTTCATCCTCACATCTTCCCCCTTATCGTGTGAGCCAACGCATCATACACACACGATAACCCTGAAGATTGGAGGATGAGATGGTCAGAGAGTCACTATCTCATTCCTTACACACACACGTTAGGGTTAAACATAAATCCTTACACATACATTAGAGTGCTCTTGGTTTATGTAATGTTAATTGATAGGAGATATTATGGATAAATGTATAACAGAAGGTTGTAATGAACAATGTGCATCAGACAACAACACTACT